TCTACCCATTTGCTGTAGACCAAAAGCTTGTATGCTTTGATTATACCTGTCAGAATACAATTTGTATAGATCTTCAGGTCCTTTTAAAAATCCAAAACATTCTCGTAAAACTCCATACAGTAACATGGCTTCTTGATGCTCAGATAAAAAGGTATTTGTTGAGCTGTCAAAATGAGGTGGATCTTTAATATAGTTTATTTGCACCTCAAAAGCAGCATTAGGTGTTGGTGCTAATAAAATATTTGTCTCATCCCAATTAGCAAAATATTTCGGTGTCCCGGTTACTGTCTCATTTGGAGCAAATTCAGATATAAAACTTGTGTCTTTTTTTTCTAAAAAATCTCTTATGTTTGAACTTATAATTTGCACAGATCTAAGAATCAAAAGATCTGAAGGCATAGATACATATCTGTTGCCAGTAGTTGTATTAGATGTGGCGTATTTTCTTAAATCGTCATAATCAACTTGACCAGCTATATCTAATTCTACGTTTCTAATAAATTGATCTAATAAGCTATCACTTAAAACGTTACTATCTACTTCAGTGTAGTTTCTTACTTGTGTTAGAAATGCAGAATGTGTAATTGCCATTATGATATACTCACTGTTACAGATCCTACATCTGTAGAAGCTTCTCTTCTTCTATTTTGTAAAGATGGATCTCTTGGTTGCATAGTTTGTAATGAGGTTGTTATGCCATTACTGGTAACTTCAGTTTCAAAAGTTTCAAAAGCAAAGTCTCCAGGTAAAGTTAGATTTGCTACACCAACTGAAGTCCCTCCCGAATCAGCTAAAGTAGTATCATTATCAGCTACTGTTTTTGGTTGTTGAAATCTCATTGGTCTAACTTTTTGTAAAGCAATAGCATCAGCTGTTACTCTTTTTCTTCTTATCTGAGGGTGCTTCTCTTCGTATTCAGAAATATGTACAAAAGAACCATTCCATTCAGTAACCATTTCTTGATATGGAAATGCTTGCCCACTTCTATCTGATATTGCCTGTGATCTGTTTCCGTTTGCGTATTTAGCCATTATGATACATTTGGAAAGTACGACTGAGGTGAGATATACAATGATGTTCTCTGACCGTCTTCTTCCAAAGCCCTTTTTATTTCATCTTCATAAATTAATTTCATTGCTTGTATTCTATCCGGTGCTTTTTTCATTGCTAAATAGTAAGCAAGTCCAGCGCACATACATGGTAGAAATCTGTAAACTACATCTGCTTGTTGGCCATTGTAAGCTGTAGCATCCTGGATTCTATTTATTGTATAAAATTTTAAAGTAGTAAACGTTGAAGCATCAGGTGCTTGATATAAAAATATTTGAGGTGTTGTTTGTCTATCAACAAAATATTGTGACGGTTGCCCAGTTGCTAATTTATTTGGTAAGGCTGCATAAGCAGATCTATCTATTTTAGTTAGAGATACGTCTTGAGTATTTGCGTTATTGGATGCGGCAGCGGTTGTTGATATGTAAGCTTCTAAAACATCGCTAACTGCAGCGTCAACCGCATATTGTGCAGTCCCTGAAACTAACGCAACTTCGTTTAATGATACTTTCCAAAGATGAACTCCTCTGTTACCCCAGTCAGAAAATAACAAATTTAAAGATCTTCTAGCAGTTTTTAAATCATAACCACCCATAGCTCTTTGTCCGCATCTTTCAAACGCCTCGTTTATAATGTCATCTATGTTTAAATCAAATGATGATTGTCCCGATGTTGCCATAATTAAAACCTCTTTTTAATTCTAAATTTAGCTTTACCCTTTGAAGATACACCTAAATCTAGTTCTATATTGTTTTTATAAATTTTATTATAATTTAAATTTGGATCCAAGTCGACTTTACTATCTTCAAATGCAGTTATTAAATTTTCACCAGGATCAGCTTTACGGCCATCATAAGTAAAAAAATTAATTCTGAACTTTCCTTTACTTACTTGTGGTATTTTTACTTTTCCCCCAACATCACGTTTTAAAATTGTTTTAACATTAGTTGGTTTTGGACCCACATTGGCAACGGCCCGTTTCCTTGCAACGGCAGACCTTCTTTGACCCTCTGACATTCTTCTCGCTTTCGCTAGAGGCACGCATTTTGGATACTTCCGTTTCGCATCCGCAAGTTGTTTTGATCGGCCACATTTTGCGTAAGATCCATCTTTTCGCTTGCTCCCAATATCTACCCATTTTTGTCTGAACCATTCTTTAAGTCCTCCCTTTTTCATACCTGCGGGAACACAGTTAGGAACTAATTTATTACCTTTTTTTTTCATACCTTTTTGTTCATAACCGACCCAACAGGAACCTCTAGCCATTAGATCATACCTTTGTAATAACTTTCGTATGATTTATTAGATATTTTTTTACCGTCTATCTCACTTTTAATGTATGAGCCGATATATTTACCTTCTTTTGCTTTAACTGTTCCTAAAGTCTTTGCTTGCGAAGCATGAAGTTTAGATGCTTTTCTTAAAGCTCCAGCTACTTTGTTAATTTTTACTTGATCCCCTTTTGCGTATTTCATCATACCACCTTTAGCTTTAGGTTTAGGTCCTTTGAAATCTTTTCTTTTTACACCAGACGGATCTTTAATTTTACCTGCACAAATTTTACTAGCGTAGGCGTTAGCATATGCTGAGGGGTACACAGCAAATTTTCGCTTCGCTGCAGCTTTACCTCTAGGACATAATTTTGTCATTTTATTCTCCTTCTTTAGTGGCCACTTTGAGAGATGTTTTCTCCTTTTTGCGGTCGTACAACTTCTTAGATTGTATCACTTTCGGTTGGAATGTTCTAGACCTTACGATTTTTGCGTATTTGTTTTTTGGCTTGATTTGCAATATTAACCACCTGTCTTTTACCCATTACCTTGGCTCGTTGTTCCATAACAGTTAATATCTGTATTTTCCTTGCAAATGGTTTAGATATCTTCTTAACTTTTGCAACAGTCGCACGAGCATCAGCAGGAGTCGCAAACTTAATTCTAACAGTATCTTTAGGATTCTCATCTGTGTATAATCTCCTATCGGAACCTTTTGGTTTTTTGCCTGTTCCTACTTTAGGATCTCCTCCTTTTGAATATAATCTAACTTTTCTTTTTTCGTCACGAGCACCTCTTAATTTACCTTCTATTTGTTTTGGTATCTGTGATCTTCCTATTGGCATTATACTCCTTTGCTTTTAAATGCTAAAGTTACTCTAGGTTTTAACACTTTTTTTGATGCTAATCCTCTATGAGGTTTAGTTGCATCAAACATTATACATCTATTTTGTACAAAGTCTACGGATGTTTCATCTTTAATTTCGAAACATCCATCACCTTTTTCTAATGTTTCTGATAACATTAATAAAAAAGTATTCTCACCATCATCTACATGCCAATCACCATTCATATTTTGGAACTGTATATTTGCATAACCTCTAATAAATCCTATTTTTTTATCTGTAACTGTCATAAATTTACGACATAAATATTCAGCATGAACAGTTTCTAATTCAATTGGAGATTGGAAAAATTTTAACACTTGACCATCATTTGATTGAGCATGATATGTCATAGGATCTTTTAACACTCTGTCATACAAAATTGTTAGAAGTAAAGGATCTAAAAAATCATCTTTGATAATTATTCCAGCCATGGTGTGTAAGTCACCTTACCATCAACTCTTTGAGCACGCAATGATTGATTTCTGTTTGAATTATTAGAATACGAACAGTGAATCCATCCTGATGTAGGTTCATTATCTTTGTAAAATTCTAAAATTAGCTGATCATACTCTAATTCATTTTTTATCCAAAGAGCTAGCTCTCTATTATCAACACCAGGTATTTCAAAGTCTGCTGCAGCAGCTCCATTGTCAGCCACATGTTGGCTGTTTACACTGCTACCTATTTCTAGGCACAGCTGTGCACAACGGAATCCTGAAGATATAATTAGTGGTTTATCAAAATGAGATCTTACTGGTTGTAATATATTAGTGGCTAATGCTTTTAAATTTTCTATTTGTTGTGGATTAGGATTATTATTAATACCCTTACGTTCTGCTATTTGGCTCTTGGTAAGCTCGTCCAGGGTTATGTTAGCTGTTAATTTCATTTTATCTCCTTCATTACTTTTTTTAATTTTGGATCACAATACACCTTTTTGCAAGTATATGACATTACCATGTATTTTTCTTGATATTTAATAAGTTTATTAATTATATTAAGTGAAACACTAATATTGTTTTTGTACTTTCCAATCAATATTATTTTAATTTGACCATGTTCCTTAATTTTGTCTATAAATAATTTTTCGTATTTTTTTCTCCAGGGATAAAATTGACCAACAACAACCTGATATGTTTTACTTTTATCTATGCAGGGGTATCTTTTTTGTTTAATACCTATATGTAAAGGGACCATTATTTTTTTTCCTCAATCTCATAAAAAAATTTATCGGTGTCTTCAGTTCTCCATTTACTTGTATCTTCCACGTTCCACTCTGATGTTTGAACTTTCCAGTCAGGAATATTATCTTTTACTGTAAAGGAAGGTATATCCCATATTAATCTATTATTAGGTTGTGCAGCATAATTACCCTCGTCTAAAGAAAGGATGTGTGCACACTTATGTTCGTGAGGTATTTCTGAGTGATCAGTATCTAGAATGTTTGGATCAGGGTGAGCAAAATCTACAGTAAATAAATATTTACCATGATGCCATTTTTTATCTTTACCAATATATTTACCTGATTGTGATTCTAAAATATCCCAAGAAGTAACAGCAGGAAAATAACTGAAAGAATTCCATAACTCCAATTCATCCAATCTACGCTTAGGAACGTCCTTTGCTTTAAAACCTCTTTGAATGAATGCAGATATCGGTAGACGATAGAAGATAGCTCCATTTTCCATAATCGCATGAAATAAAATAGCTTTTCCCGTAATACAGGTAAGACCGAAGATAATACAATCTTCAACTTCCCCATGATGACTTTTAAGATCATAAAGATATTCCTTTCTAATCTGTGCATATTCCACAGGTATATTTGCATTTAAGTAACTCATTTATCATTTAACCCATACCATATTACCACACATAATAAAATAAAAGCTATAATAGTGTTAATAGGTAAAAAAGGCTCGACAATATAATTTTCCATTACTCAGAAATTCCTATAATCCATAACATTAAAAATATATAACAAATAGGTTCCATTATTTTAGGATCTTAACTATTTTCTTTCGGTCCATGTATATCTCTGTTTGAGCCTTTACCTTTTTACAAGTAAATACAACTCTCTCAGGATTGACCTCGTTCTGCGCGATACGCTTGGATTTCAAACAATCGCTGAGGTTGTTTTTGTATACATGCTCTATCATATTTCCGTTTAAAGTTAAGATTAATGCAAATACAGTCTCTATCATTGGTGTTTCCCGCTTCCGTTTCTAATTAACTTCTCTACATCTTCAGTTAACTTCTCTGTTCTTTTCTTTAAAAATTCTATGTTAACAGCATTGTTTCTCATACCTTTA